CAGATGGCCGTCAACCCAACCATCACGAAGCCGCCCACGCCCATCACGATATTGGCCAGCGCACCGGCTCCGGCAAAACTCAGCACCGCCAGCGCAACATAACCAACCACGCGCGCGATGTTCGGGAACATCTGCATCCAGCGCGCAAACGTCTGCCCCATATCCGCCAGGCGGTTCAGCAGCGGATACAGCACCGGGATAAGCGTCATCCCGATCACGCGCCGGATGGCCGTCAGGATTTCAATGAACCTGTCCCACGGCTTCACCATCTTCGCGGCCATTTCCTGCGTGCGCTTAAGCCCGTCGCTCCCGCCCAGCTCGGTAATGTTGCGCTGAAGCGTGCCGACGTTGCCCCACAGCTGCTTGACCACCGCCGAACTGTCACCGAACGCGTCATCAAGCGCCTTCTGCGCCTCCACGTTTCCGGCGATACTGTCGCCGTATTTGCCCTGTAATTTGGTCAGAATCTCCGGCATAGACAGCATCTGGCCAGCCGAATTTTTAAAGCTCAGCCCCAGCTTTTTGGCACCGCCTTCGGCTCCGGTCAGAAAGCCTTCATACGCGCCGGACGCCTCTGAACCCAGCGTGCGCTGTAGCTCACCCATCACGGCCAGCTGCTCATTCAGCCCGACGCCATAGTTTGTGCCGACGCCGCGCGCGCCTTCCATCAGGTCTTTAACCAGCCCCATTTCCACGCCGAAGCGCTGGCGCATAAACGCCATTTTGTCGGCCAGCTGCTCGGCAAACTGCACCTTGCCCAGCCTGTCCGCTTCTTCCCTGAAGTTGCCAAACATCTGGCCCAGAAACTCCGCCGACTCCGCCGCCGAACTGCCCACCGCCGCCGCCATCAGGTTGGCCACCTGCGTGACTTTGGGCAGCTCGGTGCCGGTAAGTCCGCCAATGGCCGCGTTAATGCTGGACGTTGACTGCACGAACTCCACCGCGCTTTTGCCGTAGGTCATGGCGAAGGTGTTCGCGTCTTTCTCCACCTGCTTCAGCGCTGAACTGTCAATGCCACGCGCTGACTGCTCCTGAAGCGCGTCGTACATTTCAATCGCCGGGCCAAGCGCGCCCTTAATGGCCTGCCCGACGCCCCACAACGCCGCCCCGCCCACGGCAACCCGCTGGAATGAGGCGCGGGATTTATCCGCAAACTCCGTCACGCCTGCCTGCGCCTGTCGCAGCGGCCGCGTCACTTTGTCGATCAGCGCTAACGTAAATTCCAGCTGCCTCATTCGCTTCCCTTAAGTGCCAGCGCGATGCCGTTGGCGACGGCAATGCGCTGGTTTTCCCAGTAACGGTTATCAAGCCACAACGCGGCGGAAAGGCTGTCTAAACTGTCTTCCTCACCGGGAAGCCAGCGACGGCGTAAAATTGAATATTGTTCGAGTCCGTTGGTATCAATATTACGAACCCGCTCGGTTAGTTTTTTACGGTGATTTCCAGTTCCGGCGTATATTCATCCAGAACCTTACCCACAATCTGTAAAGCCGCACCGGGACGCTCCAGCAGCTCTGTTAGCGCTTCCTTTGTTTCCGGCGTTACGATGCGCACCAGAAAGTTATGCGCCGGGGAAACTTTATTTCCCATCGTGATTTCGTTGATATATTTGTTATACGCAGTGACGTTCGGTGAAAAAGAAACGTCTTTACCCGCAATTTTCATTTCAATAAATTTTTCACTCATGGTTCTTTTTCTCTCTTAATATAATTTCATCAACAATCAGATTGTGGCGAGCCGCACAGGCTGAATAAAGTTCAACCCACGTCGTTAATAATTCCGCTGCTGCTCTGCCGTCATTTCCCTGTAATCGTGGAAGATTAACCGGGCATTTAGTTTTTAGATTTTCCTGAAAGGGTACGCTCTGCTTTTTCGCTGGCTTCGTTGTACATGCGGACAAAGTCATCAGACACGCACACGTTAGTAAAAACAGGCTTAACCACTTCAGTGCGTAATCCGTCGGGGATCGCACCTTTTAACTCCTCCAGTTTTACCTCAAGCGCTCTGGCCGATTCGCTGGCCACGCCCTGCAACTCACTGCGCGCCTTATCGGCGGCCAGCCCGGCGGCACGTTCGGCCACCAGTTCCACGCTGTCGCGCTGCCAGTTTGCACCCGTCCAGCCTGCCCAGAACGCCAGCGCGAGACCGGCAATCGCAAACAGAACCTGTCTGGCCATCAGCGCACCCCGTTATGCTCCAGGCTGAAGTGATTGCCGTCCGGGTTCTTTTTAAAGCGCCCGCCCCAGCTGCCGCCCAGCGATTCCCAGTATTCTCCCAGCGCCTGGTAATCCTCGGTGCGGGTTTTGTACTGGCCGTTAACGAAGAGGTTAAAATCCACCGCCAGCCGCTGCGTGTGCAGACTGTTACTGATGCCGCTGCCGTTCTTTGCATTCAGCGCCGCCTGCTCCGGCGTGCGGTAAGCCTCGCCAAACGTAAGGCGCATGCCATTGTCCTGCGCAAAGGTGATCAGCTGCGCAATCAGCGCAGTGAAAAGCTGCTGTTTTTCCGATAGCGTCACTCTTTTGTCTCCCGTTTATCGCCACCTAACCGGCGGCGCAGCCATAATTCACAGAACTGATACCCCAGAATCCCCAGCCCTGCGCCCAGCCCGTTGATGGCCACCGGCGAAATATCCGGGAACTGAATCAGCGCCGCACCTGCCGCCGTGGAAATGGCGGAACCGAGGATCACGCGCCCGATTACCAGACGCGGCGTGATTTTTTCATTGCTGGCCAGCACCTTCCCCAGTGCAATCAGCGCCCCCATCACAAGCAGGGTGTATAGGCTTTTTTCGTGCTCCTGCATTACTGCTTCCTTAGCTGATAAGGCTTTCCGTTGCCGACGACTCCAGATACGGCACGCCGTTGATGTTGATGAATTTCGGGCTGGTGACGAAGTACTTCACCTTATGCGTGGTCAGCGCGCCGCCCTTCGGATCAATGTCCAGGATGTTGCTGATAATCAGCTTGCAGCCGAACGCCTCCACCTTGACCTCTTCGCTGCCCACCTTCGCGTAAAACAGGAAATCGACCACATCAATGCCGCGCCATGAACCCGCCGCTCTGGCTTTCGCCGTCAGCTGCTGGAACACCTTGCTGCTGAGTTCAATCTCACCCTCTCCGGCCACGTCACCGGCGGTGAAACCATCCGGCACGCCGCGCGTTGATGCGGCGGCGGTGTTATCCGTGACATCGAGAGAGATTTTTTCAACGTGGAGCATTTCCCCGTCAATATTCACGTCAAACGACTGGCCGCTGATACGCTGGCTCATGCTGCTACCTCGCTTTTGTTGATGCTGGTATCAAGCACCAGTCCCACGGTGATTTCTTTCGGTGATTCAACCGGGCGCATCACGATATAAATTTCCACCTTGCTGGCCGTCTTCCAGCTGACGGTGACGTCACCATCCAGCGGCGTCTTCACCTCGCCGGGAAAACGGATGCCGTTAATCTGGACGGACTGCGACATTTCGCGCAGCGGCTTCGCAAAGTTCTGCTGCGTCGCTGCAATGCTGCCCGGCGTGGTATTCATCGAGCGATCGGCAATACGGGCAATCGCCAGCAGGCGCACGCGGCGCGCCACCTTGTCGGCAATACGCAGATACTCAATCACCTGATAATCACCGCCCTCCACGTCCAGCGTGCGCCCGTCAGCCCAGTAGAAGCCGTCATAATCCGGGTACCACATCGGCACGCTGTAGCGCAGTTTTTCCAGCGCCTGAAGCGTGGCAAGCTCAAGCGGCTGGCCTTCACCGTCGAGCGGCAGATCATCACTTCCCATGTCCAGCAGCGCGCCGGTCTTCACGCGCGCCGGGCTGTCGGCAATGGTGACGGCACGGTTACACAGACGCCCGGCCAGCACGCCCGGCTCATTGCCCCAAAGACGCGGCACCAGCTGCACCGCACTGGCAGAAATACCGTTTTGCAGCGTGGCGAGGCGGGTAACGTAATCCGCCCAGGCCTCATCCGCCTGCGGCCCTTCAACCGAAAGGACGAACCACACCCAGCGCCCGTATTTCGCCAGCAGCGTATTGCGAAGCGTGGCGGCGGCATTAATCTGCGCCTTATCCACAACATCAACGCACACCACGACCCCCTCAACCGACGCGGCCATTTGTGACTTTTCGACAGCCTTCACCCATTCCAGCGGCTCCGCGTCTTCGGCCAGCACCCAGACGTATGCTGCCCAGTTCTGACCGCCATTGTTCATCGCGGCGATCACCTGGCTTTTCAGCACTGAATCCGCCACACCAAACAGCGCGTCAAAATTCGTCTGCGTGTTAACCGGCAGCGTTTTGCCGGTGTTTGTCGCCCCCTTGCCGACAAAGAGCACAACGCGCTCAATGTCTGCCGTTTCACCCTGAAGCTGGTTTAACTGATTAATCGTGACGTTTGGCCACATACCCTTCCCCTGATTTCCTATGCGTTAACGTCCCAGCCGTAGCCGATGGCCTGTAGCTGGCGCGCCAGCGCCTTATTGAAGTCTTCAGCACTCATGCCGACAAACGGACGCGCAGGCAGGTCAATCGACCAGGCTGATTTAACCGGTTTGCCGCTTAACTTGCGGATAAGCAGCCCAGCCTGCGCAAAACCCAGCGTTTCGGTAATTTCCTTAAACGGCGGCTTTCGCCAGCGCTTCCCCTTCTTCACCTTGTAGCCCAGCTTGCGCAGCCGTTTGGCCTGCTTAAGCGTGGCCATTTTTCCCGCCGGTGCTGGTCTGCTGACGCTGCGCGACCGGACGGTTGTTTTCATGCCTTCCTGCTGCGCGTAGCCGATAACGCCCGCTGGCACCGGGTTCTGCCCGTTACGGTAGCCACCGCCCTGAAGGTAGAGGCGCACCGCCTCAATCTCCGGCATTTCCCGGATGTGCAGCAGGTTAGGCAGATTGCGCAGCATCTTGCCCCGGCGGCGCGTTTTACGGCCCTGCCACGGCGTGCCGTCCGGTGACTGCTGATTACGAACGTTGCGCTTCGCCGCCGGTATCACGCCGTACTTAGCGAGACGCCAGATAAGCCGCTGCCGCTTTTTCTTTGGCAACTCCATTTCGGCCAGCGCCTTGCGCAGTTCTCGCAGCTGCGAGCGGTCAAGCTCTGCCCCGATAATCACTCCGCTACTCCCGGCACATCACCGCCCGGCGCATAAACCAGTGCGCTCAGTGCCGTCCAGATTTCTGCATCGGCCAGACGATAGCGCCCGCCCTGATAGGGAATATTGCCCGCCTCGTCCGGTACGATGATCAGCGCCTCCGCCATTGGCACCGTCACTGCAACGATGGCCGTTTCTTCGTTGATAAGCTCAATGTCCCAGTCGGGATCGGCATTGGTGATGCCAACATGGCCGAACAGCTCACGCTTTTCCTCACCTGCGGCCAGCCATACTTCAAGGAGCGCCATTAACAGCCGGGGATCGCACTCGCGATAGGGGAAGCGTTCCCAGATAAGTTCAGCGTCATAGCGGATCACCGAAAGCCGCACCTGCCCCAGCCCCAAATCCTTTGCAGCCGGTATGGTTTTCAGATTGGCCATTTCACTGGTAAATGACTGCATCGCGCGGGCTGGCATATAACCGTTAAGAAATGCCGTCAATGAATCCAGCTGACTGTTGTTACTCACTTAATCACCCTTACCGTGGCGCGCTTCAGCCCCTTAATCTGGCGAATAACTATCGCCGCCTCTGCCAGCAATCCCTTGCGCGTTTCATCGCTCTCCTGTCCTGGATGCGACTCGCGGCGGCCAACCGACGCAAACTCGCCCATCAGGTCAGCTTTTGCCCTGGCATACACCGCCTTTTTGTACTGCGCCGTCAGCTGGCTGACACCCTCCAGCCTGATGCCCGGCACGTCGTCAGTGGTCTGATGCCCCGCCGCGCGGTGTTTTTCCTGCACACTGGCAAGCTGGCCGTTAACCTCGGCCGCCGACGCCAGCAGCGCATCACCCACGGTGCCGGCATCCACATCAGCCGGAATGCTGCGCGCCTTCTGAAAGTCTGCGAGATTCAAATCAGGCCAGAATCCATCGTTGATCAGCGGGCTGTCCTGATATTCAATCGGCTTGCCACTGAACATAAATTTCCCCGTAAAAAGGTGGGCTGACCGGAATCCGCGGCGCATTACACTGCGTGTTCTGCCCTCATCCGCGCCCACCCGGCTTGCGGTAGTCGTTACGGACGTTCAAGCGAACGGATGCGCGCCTTAATCGTCTTGCGCATCGTTGCCACGCCCACTTTGTGATACTTCGCCTCGGCGGCCGCCAGCAGCCGATCAGCGCTCAACAACGTCTCAACGTTGTCAATCGCCGTCGCCCGCGCCTGTCCGGATTCGTCGCGCAACATCAGCAGCCCGGCAAACTTGAACCATTTAGCGGTGATTTCTTCGTGCAGCCGCCAGCGCTGCGTCACGTTCTCAAACGTGCGTGAGAAATACGGCTCTAAGTCTTCACCCGCCTGGCTTGCCTGCTCCGCCCATTCCAGCATCTGATCGGCGACGAAAGCCGGGAAACGGGTTCGGAAATTGCCCGGCGTTTCCTGCTGCTGCTCAATGGCCACATCCGCTAAATCCAGCGCCTGATCGTAATCGCCCACGTCAAACAACCAGATCACGCAGTAGGCCAGCACCGGATTGGCGTACACCTTGCCCAGCTCCAGATAGCTCGTAACCGTTGGCATCCACTTCGGCAGCAGCTCCGTGCGTTTCATTTCCACACGGTCAGCCGTCAGCTCCAGACTGCGCAGGCGCAGCACGTCGGCTTCAATTTCCCGCACTTGCATGTGCAGGCTGTCAGCCGTATTAACGGATTCAAGTCGCGCCAGCTGCTGCTGCATGGCCACGCGCTGGCTGTGTCGCTGTGCGGGTGAAAGACTCATGATCAGCCCTCTGCTGGCTCAGCCACGTTGCCAATGGTCACGGCAGCTTCGTCAAACGCCGCGTATAAATCCGGCTCCTCAACGGCGTAGCCTTCCATACGCAGGTACTTGTTTTCGTACTGCTTGCGGTCTTCAACGAATTCAAACTTACGCTGACGGGTTCCGCGCTGCGTGTAGATATGCAGGTTTGAAAGCGGAGTGACGATCATGCGTTTGCCCGGCATGAACGGCGGCACGATGGCCTGACGCCCGGCAATGGTTGAGGCCAGCATCTGTGCGGCAATCTTCTCTGTCGGACGGTCAGCCGCCTGATAAAGTCGGTACTGCTCCGCCGCCACAAGGTCAGCACCTACCAGCACAACTAGACGCGGATCGCTGCGGAACTGCTGCGGGATTTTGGTGTTAATCAGGTCTGACGCCATCGCATCCAGCGAACGGTAGTCACCACCCTCACCCAGCGTTACCGCATCGGTGATGATTTGCTTGCCGCCTTCAAAGCCTTTCATGCGCTCATGCCAGCCAATATTGACGTCTTCGCCGTTTGGATTTTTTTCAGCATCGGTCGTTGCTGCTACGGTTTTGCCGTTAAAGCCAATACGCAGCATATCCAGTGCAAACGTAGCGTTAGAAAACTCCTGAACCTTCTGGAAAAATTCCTCTTCCTGACCGGCGTTAGCCCAGACCGAAAGCAGCGACCACAGCAGCGCCGTGCAGGAATCCGTTTCGTGCAACTTGTAGTCGTTGCCACTGACGCCAATACGGCGCGTAAATCGTCCGGTTTCGCTGCGGCCTGTGTAAAGCGCAGAGGCACCGACTGACACCACCTGGCCGGAAAGCTGGTCAACGTCCAGCGCGGTGATCAGGTTGAGAAACTCCACTGATTCCAGCATCGCCGAGCGCAGCATGATTTCCTGCGGATCGCTGAGTGCGAAATAATTACCGGCATTTTCCACGCCGTAATTTTTCGCCAGACCTGCAGCATAAGCGGCGGCAAACATGCGCGCCGTTTTGTTTAATTGCATAAATAACCCTCTCGCAATAAAGCGAATTAATTCATTTCCCCGGCGAGCGCGAAATTAAATGTATTTGAACTCACGACCTTTCGGCTTTTCACCACGGAAATGCTTAGGTGACTGCGTGGCTTTTTTATCAAGTTTGCCGAAATTCTTAACCACATCGCCAATATTGGCCTGCAATTTGGCAAATTCTTCGGTATCGACCACTTCAGCGATGGTTTCAACGTCTGCCTGAGTTGATGCCAGCTGCGTTTCAATTGCGGCCACGCGACCTTCAATATTATTCAGCGCTTCAGCCAGCGCCTGAAGTTTGTCACCGTCTTCCGGATTTTCCGCCGGGGTTTCTTCTTCAGCGAATTTCTTTGGTTTAATACCAAACAGCGATTGCCAAGTTTTCATTTCTGATTCCTGTTTAACTTTTCCATCCCGGCCAAACTTATAGCGGTAATAACCGGATTCAATTTTTTTACGCTTACTGAAGCGCATGCGTGTTGTGCCGACACTGGCGGGCGAATCAGTCGCCCCCAGCCCTTCAAGATAGGAACGCCCCGTCCCACGAAAGTCGCCGCCCTCAGTCAGCTCTACCGAAAAGTAAAGAAGCTGATCGCGGTTATTGGCTTCAATCAGCTGGCTATTCGGACTGATTCGGGCATACAGCCTGACCAGTTCGTCATCACCTTCCTGCGCCATAACCTCTTTAACGCTGCCAAGATTTCCGTAATCGCGTTCATGCTCCGGCCAAATCAGTGCAGCGTATAAATCAGGGTTATAAGTTTCGGCAGCATCAATTAACCATTCTCGCTTTAACTCCCTGCGGTCTACCGTGTCCCCTTCGGTGGCAATACACAGCCAGTCAGTGCTTAACTGCGACATATATTTTTTCGCCCTCCGTAACAGCAGGGCCATTATTCACAAATAAAACGCCCTGCGCATCCAGCTAAATTCCAATACATTCGGATAACGTTAATTAGTCGAAGCCATGCGAATTGAAGCGGAATTTTTATTTTCATCACGGCGGCATAATGGCCACCAGACAAATAAACAAATGGAAAAG